AAAATTAGATAGCATTGCAGTTAAGAAAGTAGAAGTAACAAATAGAATTGACAATAGAACTACAACTATTAATAATTTACAAGAATCATTAAACTCAGTACCGACATACGATACAAGTTTAGCAAATGCAGTAATATTTTTACGAGCATTTGGAAATAAACAATTAAATTAACAATGAAAAAATTAATATTTTTTATAATCTTATGTATGGGTTTAGCTATAAATGCAAACGCGCAAGTACCAGATACATGCTTTTCTAAAAGAAAGATTATAAATATTTACAATAATATTAGAGTATTAGAACATAAAGACTCTATTCATACCCAATTAATAGAAGAATACAAAGCTCAATGTATAGATTTTAAAACAGCATTAGAGTTAGATAGTATTACTATTATTAGCCAAAAGGCTCAAATTACCAACTTAGAAGAAAATGTAAAAGATTGGAAAAAGATTTACGAATCAGTAAAACCAAAGTGGTATGAAAAGCCACCGATAATGTTTTCTTCTGGCGCAATATTAACAATGTTATTATTTAAATTATTCTAATATGGTTGATGTAAGCGATTATCAAAATAAAGTTGTTCAAACTCCACAAAATGTAAAGGATATTATAAGGGAGGAATATAAAAAATGCGCAAAAGACCCCGTGTACTTTATGCGTAAGTATTGTTATATTCAACATCCAATGAAAGGCAAAATGCTTTTTGATCTTTATCCTTTTCAAGAGCAGTGCTTATATGATTTTAGAGATAATGATAGAAATATTATTTTAAAGTCTCGTCAGTTAGGTATTTCTACTTTATCTGCAGGATATACATTATGGTTAATGGTCTTTCATGAAGATAAAAACTGCTTAACTATTGCAACGCGTCAAGAAGTAGCTAGAAACTTAGTAACTAAGGTAAGAGTTATGTATGATAATTTACCTAGTTGGTTAAAGCAAAATGCTCAATCAACAGAAGATAATAAATTATCATTACGTTTATCTAACGGGTCTCAAGTTAAAGCTTCTTCTACATCAGTATCTGCAGGTCGTTCTGAAGCAGTATCATTACTTATTATAGATGAGGCTGCGTTTATTGATTCTAATACAATTGAAGAACTTTGGGGTGGTTTGCAACAAACAATGGCAACGGGTGGTAAATGTATTATGTTATCTACTCCTAATGGTATGGGTAACTTTTTCCACAGAATGTGGCAAAGAGCAGAAGAAGGAGATAATAACTTTCATACTATTAAATTACATTGGACAGTACACCCAGACAGAGATCAAACCTGGAGAGATGCTCAATCAGCAGAATTAGGAGAAAAATTAGCAGCTCAAGAATGTGATTGCGATTTCACGACATCTGGTAATACAGTTATCGAGTCTACAATTTTAAAATGGTATTGGGAAGAATCTGGATTATTATGTGATCCTATAGAAAGACGCGGATTTGACGGAAATATGTGGGTATGGAAATATCCTGACGTAACTAAATCATATATGGTTGTAGCTGACGTTTCTCGTGGTGATGCATCTGACTATTCTTCATTTCATATTATTGATATTGAAACCGTTGAGCAATGCGCTACATATAAAGGAAAATTAGATCCTAGAGATTATGGAAATTTATTAGTAGCAGTTGCAACTGAATATAACGATGCTTTATTAGTAATAGAAAATTCAAATATTGGATGGGCCGCAATACAACCGGCTATTGATAGAGGATATGGAAATTTATTTTATAGCAGTGCAGATTTAACAGTAGTAGATATTCAACAACAAATGGCATCTGGATATGATTTAGCAACTAAATCTAAAATGACTCCGGGATTTTCTCAAACAGTAAAAAATAGACCATTAATCATATCTAAACTAGTAGAGTATATGAGAGATAAAGCTCCTATTATTCATTGTAAACGAACAATTAACGAGCTTCAAAACTTTATTTGGAATAGTTCTAGACCAGAAGCACAGTATGGATATAATGATGACTTAGTAATGTCATTATCTATTGCTCTTTGGGTTAGAGATACTGCTTTAAGATTACGTCAACAAGGATTAGATCTTCATAGAAAGACAGTAGGCTTAATAGGAAAATCTGCACCTGTATATTCTAGATCATCACATTCACCACAACAAAATCCATGGACAATGAAAGTTGGAAAGCAAGATGAAAATATTTCATGGTTGTTATAAATGCATCAGTATTCCATAAAACATATAATTATAATAAAGATATAAATGTCATTAATAGATAAATCATTAGGAGCAAGATTAGGTCGATTATTTTCTAATAACGTTATCGTACGTAGAGTCGGCGGTAAAAAATTAAGAGTAATTGATACTGATAGATTACAATCAGCAGGTAATCTTGAACAATCAAAATATGTAGATAGATTTACTAGATTACACGGTATTAAGCCAAGTATATCTACTTATAATAATAACTACAATTATCAAAGCTCAAGAACAGAACTATACACTGATTATGAAATCATGGATATGGATTCTATTATCGCAGCAGCGTTAGATATTTATTCTGACGAATCAACACGTAAAAATGAATATGATGAAATCTTAACCATTAAAAGTTCAGACGAAACAATTAAAAAAGTATTAGAGAATTTATTTTACGATATTTTAAATGTAGAATTTAACTTATGGCCTTGGATTAGAAGTATGAATAAATATGGAGATTTTTATTTATACTTAGATATTAGAGAAGATATTGGTATTGTTAATGTTACTCCACTTTCTGCTTATGAAGTAATTAGAGAAGAAGGAACAGATCCAAACAATCCTTATCATGTACAATTCTCTATTATGGGCAATAATAAGATTAAATATAAAAATTACGAGGTTGCTCATTTCCGTTTATTAACAGATTCAAACTTCTTACCATACGGTAAATCAATATTAGAACCAGCTCGTAAAGTTTGGAAACAATTAACAATGATGGAAGATGCGATGTTAATTCATCGTGTAATGAGAGCCCCGGAGCGTCGTATTTTTAAAATAGACGTAGGTAATATACCGCCAAACGAAGTTGATAATTATATGCAGCAAATCATGAATAAAATGAAAAAGCAGCCATATATTGACCAACAAACGGGAGACTATGATTTAAAGTTCAATTTAATGAATATGCTTGAAGACTTTTATCTTCCAGTTCGTGGAGGTGCTTCTGGTACTGAAATTGATACTTTATCTGGAATGGAATTTACAGGCATTGAAGATATTGAATACTTAAAAAATAGAATGTTAGCGGGTCTTAAAATACCTAAAGCATTTTTAACATTTGATGAAGGTATTGCTGGTAAAGCATTATTAGCTGCTGAGGATGTTCGTTTTGCTAGAACAATAGAACGTGTACAACGTATTATAGTTTCAGAGCTTACTAAAATTGCTGTTATTCATTTATTCGCTCAAGGATATAAAGACGAAGATTTAGTAAATTTTGAAATTGGATTAACTACTCCATCAATTGTTTACGAGCAAGAATTAATTGCGCTTTGGAAAGAGAAGATTGGATTAGCAAAAGAAATTAAAGAAGCAAAATTATTATCAGAAGAATGGATTTATAAAAATATATTTAAACTATCTGATAATGAATGGCAAAATGAAAGAGATAAAGTATTAGATGATATGAAAAATAATTTCCGTCAAACTCAAATCGAAGAAGAAGGAAATGATCCATTATTAACTGGAGAATCTTTTGGTACGCCTCATGATATTGCTAATTTACATGTAAGTAAAAGAAACGCTGGAGGTGATACAGAAATAGAAAATAACGGAAGACCTAAAAAAGGTGGTTCTATATATGGAACTGATGCTCATTCATTAGGAAGAGATCCAATTGGTTCTAAAGGATTTAAACCAGCAGTTGATTTATCTGTTAAAGAAGGTGTAAATACGTCATCAAGTAAAGATGCTGCAAAAAGATTAGGATTAGTTCATGTAAAGAAAAATACATCTAAAAAATTAATTTTGGAAAGTATTCAGCCAAGTAAAAAACAAGACGCTGATGCAGGGACTTATCTAGATGAATCTAACATTTCGGAATGATTTATTAACATCGTAAATAATTATTAATGTAATATATACATAGTATCAATACTGTATGAAAAAAATTAAGCATAATAAGCTTCGCAACACGGGTATAATATTTGAATTATTAGTAAGACAAATAACTTCTGATATTTTAAATAATAAAGACTCACAAGCAATTCAAATTGTAAAGGAATTCTTCTCTAAGAAAAATGGCTTAGCTCATGAACTAAAACTATATCAAACTTTAACTAATGAAAAACTTTCTAGCGAATGGAAAGCTGGGCAATTATTAGAAGCCGTAGTTAAATCAAGAAAAAAATTAGACGAACAGTCTTTAGAAAAACTTAAGTATAGTTTAATTAAAAGAATTCGTGAGAGCTATAAATTAGAAGACTTTTTTCAACATAAGGTAAATAATTACAAAGTATTAGCTAGCGTATATAAATTATTTGAATATGCTGAAGCAGATAATCCTGTTGATGTTGTTGATTCTAAATCTTGTATTTTTGAACATTTAATTAGAAAACCAGAAGATACTCCTAGTGTTGAAAGTTTAATTGAAACGCAGTTTGGCAAAGAAGATAAAGATATTAGATTATTATCATATAAAATTTTATTAGAGAAATTTAATAATAAGTATAATAAATTAAATCCTAATCAAAAACAATTATTAAAGCTCTATATTACGAATTCTCCAAATAACCAAAATGAATTATTTGAGTTTGTAGTTAGTTCAGTTAAAAGCATTAAAACAGACTTAGATAAAAACATTAAAAAATGTGATAATCAAGTAGTTCAAATTAAACTATCAGAAGTAAATAATTTATTAACTACTATTACTGAATCAAGAGTAATTAAAGATAATCACGTATTGTCTTTATTAAGATACTTTGAATTAGTAAAAGAACTTAAAAAAATTAATTAATATGGCATTCAAAAGACTTTTACAAGAAATCGAAGATAAATTTAATGAAATAAACAATTTTTCTGAAGAGCCTGAATCAAATGATACTGTATATTTTATAGAAGTAGCTGTTAGAGATGCTAGAAAAGCTTTAGAAACAGCTCAAGCCGAACTACCTGGATATAGAGGATATATTAATAATGAAACATTATGGATGGATGGGTCTAATGTGTATAATTCTTTTAATAAAAGTATTATTGAAAATTTATATGAAATATTTAAAGAGTGGGGTATTGATGTTAATAATACTAATATAGTAGAATTAGAAGAGGCTTCTACATCAGGAGGTGCAGGTGCGTATTTAACACCTAATGCTTTTGGTCATGAAGCTCCGGAAAGTGCTATCACAGCATATGGAATGAAAAAAGTAGGCGCGCCTAATAAAAATACTAAATCATTAAAAGAATCAAACTACAAGACAATGATGTCTGAAATGTATAGTATAATAGAGGAAGGTAAGTATAATGATATTAAAAATGATCCTGCCGTTTCACCTAAAAAAAAAGTAAACTACGCAATTGCTGAAGTATATACTAAGTTATATGAAATTGAAAAGATTATTTCAAGAAACATGAAACTTAAAAATGAAATGAATATTGATAACAGAATGTATTGGAAATCAACAAAAGAAAAATTATCTAAGCTTTCTGAAAGATTAAATAGAGTTTCGAGTTACTTAAAAAACCTAAGCGCATAATAATAAATAAAAATAACATGAGACTTAAAAATAAAATTCGTATCAAAGGTGATACATTAAATATCTTTGAAGCAGTAACTCCAGAAAGAAGAAGAGAGTTAGAACAAATAGCTAAAGAGATTTATAATAACCCTGGCAATTCAGATGCTAATGAAAGAGATGAAATGATGAAAGGAATGGGCATTATGGATGATGAAGAGCGAAATGAAGTAGCTGTAATGATAAATAATCTTGCAGATTTAGAAATGAATGAAGGTTCGTTCAATCCTATGAAGGGTAAAAAAATGTATTATCATGTATTAGAAGACGGAGGTTTTGGCCGTATAGGATATCAAGGTTATTATGATACTCCAGAAGAAGCTCAAAAAAGAGTTGATACATTATCTGATATGTTTCCTAGGTCTGAGTTTTATATTGAAGCTTACCCTACTACAAAAGAACCAGTTACAGTAACTATGGAAAGTAATGTTGTTAATGAGCTTAGCACATATAATAACAATCCAGTAACATCAGAGTATAATGGAAAAACTATTACTTGGGATGATTATGAAGTAACAGAAAGAAACGTTGATGGTGGTGGTTATACTGATGCTATAATGTTAATGGG